GTCGAAACGAGCGTAAGAGTTGCACTCGTTGCGTTTGCAGAAGCCACAATGGCTGCCGCTGCGTTGGTGTATGGAACGCCAGTGAACGAAACAATGTCACTGAAGCCATACCATCCAAAATCCTGTGCTGCCTGTGACTCGCCGGGAAGGTAAGTAAAAGGAGTGCGTGGATCAAGGATGCCGCCCCCCGCATAAAACAGCGAGGAGCCTAGATCTGGGTTGTAATCCGAAGGTTGCGTTGGGTTTTGCCCAAATACAATCAGTGGACCGGAGAATGCGGTATCAGCCATAGTGCCTTCTCCTTACGAGGTTGGGAACGAGCCGTAGATCGAACGCCAGTTGTAATAGCCAAACGAATAACGCTCATAGCCCTTAACAAGCAGGTTGTCAGTCACGAAGTCGACTTGCATATCGGTTTCGAAGCGAACGCGCTCCATATACGACAAGCCGTCGATGTTCGTAAGCAAGAACCAAGCATACGAAGAGGTCAAGAAGTCGTTGACCATGTAGCCTTCTGACAAGCCGCCGGCAGTGGTTAGCAATGCGTTGACGTCGTTATCTGCAGTACCTGGGCGCAATTCAGTCTTCGTGAGACGGATTGCAACAGGCTCAAGCTGCGGAGGAACAATCAACTTACGACCGCGAGCAAACACCTTCAAACCAGCCTGATCGCGGAAGTTCGTGCGGATCGCAATCATTGCGTTTAGCAAGGTGGCTTCGTTAAGATCAACCTGAACCGTAGGCGTGTTGGCAACCGAACCACCATCGATAGGATGCGACGTCGAGCAGAGAGCAACACCGTCACCGCCAACAGCATTGTTGTAGGTCTGTGCGTTGTTCAAAATCGAAGCGCCGTAAATTTCCTTCGTCTGCTGGAAAGCTTCCACTAGACCAAGGTTCGATGGATGGAATTGCGTCTTGTACACGTTATCGTCAATAGCCTTACGAGTAATCGCATAGCCAAGGCCAATTTCAGTGTGTTCCTGATTGTACACAAAGCGCTCACCAGCACCCGAATCGAAAGCGGTCTGGCCACCTTCGGTCTTGAGCTGCGCGAGACCGAGGAACCGAAGTTCAGCGGTACGTTCCAAGGAAAGCTTGGAATCGTGCTTCGTAAAGATTTTGTCGTACTGAGATGGGATCATCTCGTACTTGCCTTCAATACCACGGAGACCGGGGAGGAGAAGGTCTTTAATTTGACTTAGATTAACAGCCATGACACTTCACTCCTTACGAGATGCCGGTTACAGCAGAGTTCGAACGCCAGACTTCGTTATTGAAGCCGACAATCAAATTGCAGTACTGCGAGGTTTGGTCGCCGCCATTGCCGAACGAAACGGCATAATCAACGATGATAAATGGCGAGGTGTTGGTGGTTGCGGTAGCATTGACATAAGCCGTCGAACGGCCCGTTGCATTGTTACCACCCGTCGAGTTGCCGGACGTTGCACCCGTGGTCGAGTAAGCAAACGTAACAAGCTGACCCTGAACGCCAGACGTCTGAGACGTAGCCGTACCCGTTACAGGGAAGCCAGAACCAGAGGACTGAACGATGAAACGTGCGTTTGGATCATCAATGATGTAGGCTTCAACGTCGCCCGTAGCATCCGAACCAGGCCAGTAAGCCGATGGAACAACGCGCTTTTGCGAGGTCGAGTAGTATTTGCAGCCGACAAAGATACCTGCGAGCTGAACGGATCCGCCAGCAGTTGCTTGCGTGATATAGCCGTTAGCCGTGGAAGTTACAGGCTGTACTGGGTCGCCAGTGAAAATAGGGGTCGTGTTAGTAGCAGCAATACGGCGGACAGATTGGGCGAACGTCGGAGCGCCACCTGCACCACCCTGATATTGTAGAAAGCCGCTGGGCGCAAAAGTATTGGCCATGACGGGTTCTCCTCTCAGAGAGTTCCATCATCGCACACCGGGGCGACTGAGAAACGGGAAATAGTTTGATCTCCACGCCGAGGGAGATTTTGAAGAAATACAAGATAATTTTAACAAAGTAAAGAGGGGAGCACCGCTCCCCCCTTAATCCTTGTTATTTAGGGGCAACCATAGGCTCGTAGCCCTGATTAATCTTAGGCGCTACATAAGAATCCGCCCGTCCCAACATTCCCTTGGTGGAATCTACAGTCTGCTTGCGGGATTCAACGGCATTGCGAGCGTTCATGTTGTCTTTACGGCGCATTTCATCCGTAATGACCGCAGGACGCTCCATCAAAACCATTCCCTTGCGCTCAATTGTATTTCCTTTGCCTTTTGGAAATTTATCAGTGTGACGGGAATAAGGGACTTCTTCCCAACCGCTTTGCTTCAAAGACTGTTGGTAAGTGTCGTCTCTTTGGCCGTAAACGGCTTCGCGTTTCCACTCATAAGACCAACCTTCTGGGATAATGCGGGGATCAATGTAGTATTCGTCCGTACCATCAAACTCTAAACCGCCGGATCCCTTAATTTCGGCAGCACGACGAGCTGCACGGGCCAACGGACTTTCTTCGCGCATATCAGGACGCATGGCCTGACGCGACGACTCAACCGATTCGGTTCCTTCTTCCGCCAAAACTACCGGTTCAACCTTTGCTTTTGGTTTTTCGGTAAATAATGCGCTTTTGCGGCCGCGACGACCGGCAGGTGCTGTATCTTGTTCCATATTAGCTCCTTAAAGTTTACCTTCGCGCTGTAACGCGATTTTGTTTCGTGCATATTCTTGGTCGGTCATTTGCATCATGGACGCCATTTCGCGTTCCGCTGATGTTAAACGAACGACATTTGGGCGAGTTGCGCCAGTTCCAGATCCGCTTCTGGTAACAGGGGCGGCTGGCGGGGAAGAGCGCCTTACAACAGGCTTGGCGGCTTCAGACATGGCTGTATCCTCATAATTATCGCGTTGGATGCCCAAACGGTTTTCAATGAAACGGAAATATTCCGGCGTATCGGCAACAATTCCGTCATCCAAAGCGTCGGCATGAGCTCTCATGGCCCGATCAAGTTTTTTCGGGTTATTAAGCTGATCCCTGTTCTGACGAAGCCATTGAGCCGATTCAGGTGTTACCTGAGATGCAAGATTTTCAATCAAATCAACAGGTTTAGGAGACATAGGTGCCACTTTAGGCGCCTCTTCTTTAGCCCTTCTGCCCGATTCAAGCGTAGAAAGCTTGGATTGATTGATAATCATCTGCTCTTGTATTTCAGCAGCCTGGTCGTAGTCACCAGTTGCCAAAGCATCGCGATAATTAGCTTTTAAAATGTCATTGTTGTTTTTGACTTGATCAATTGCATTTTTAATCATGTGCAATTCGGTCGAATCAACCTTACTTTGGGCGTGGTTAGCCTGTTCCATAGCCTCTTGAGCTTGTCTTTGGGCCTCAATACGGGCCTGACGTTCCTGCTCAAGCTTTGCTTGCAACTCACTAATGCCGTCTTCAGGCGACAATTCCATCTTTTTAGCCGGTTGTGGGGCTTCTTCGGCTTTTTCTATAACAATATCGTCTTGTTTTGGCTCATCTTCAGCCAATTCAACAACAATATCGTCATTTTCTTCTATGTTTGGGTCAATTTCTGACATTTTTTATTCCTTAATGGATTTCATCAGGGTGGGACAGACGACCAAGAAGATATGTGTCATCGATAAGGCGACATAAAATGTCATCCCCCGTTTCACGATTGTTCAATGTCATATTCCATCCGTCAGATGGCCGGCAAAACAGCCAATCATTTACCTTGACGTTCATTCCTTTGAACCATTTGCCTTCGTCATCGACAAAAGCAGACGGTCCGGTTTTAAGAACAAGGCCAACTTTGCCTTGCCATTTGTCTTCGTCGCGGATTTTGTTGGTAATAAGAATACCGCCGGCGGTCATTTCAGGCCGGATGTAAATCGCAAGAAGCACTTTGTTATGGAAGACTTCAAAATTAGACAGATCGCCTACTTGCTTCCAAATTTCTTCGCGCGGATCTACCGCGTGTTTCATCATATAAGCCATTTTACCCTCTTAGCGTGTTTGATCGACAATAGAACGAGTCTCATCGCACCGCTCAATAGCAGCCAAAAGACCCTGAATAGCACCGACGTAATACCTGTATTGGGCATAGTCGCTGATATTTGGCCCCGATATGAGAGCTTGTAATCGTTCAATTTCAGCTACGAGAAGTTTTTTGAGCTCACGCTCAAATAGATCGTTAGTTGTTAACATTGTATCCTCGAACCCTCTTCCCCTCTAAAAAGCGACCGGCAGGAGAGGGGAACCCGCCGACCGCCCTTTCTGTAGCAACCGCCACAAAACTTATTTTGGTGGTTTCAAACCATACGCCTTGATTTTATCAAGACGGGCTTCACCACCACCAGATCCCGTTTCAATTGGGTAATTGGTGCGACCACCGCGCTTGCGAGCCATTGCCATGCCGCCAGCTTGTGGTGGCATCTGCGGAGGCATACCGGCTGGCATACCCATTGGCATACCCTGTGGAGGCATACCCTGTGGCGGAGGAACTGGAACAGGACGGCCCCCTGCAGGAGCGCCCATCATAGGAGCTGGGCCTTGGCCCATGCCGCCATGCGGATGCTGTGCAATGATGACGTTTACGTTCGTCTTGCCCTTGGCGCGACCACCGGATTTACGGCCAATGCGACCACCGCGCATTTCACCCAGATCCTTCAAAGTCATTTGAGGCTCAGAAGCACCTTCGTGGTAAACAGGACCAACACTTGCATCAGGAACCTGACGGCTAAATACCATGCCAGGCTGACCGGCTTCACCCATGAACAAACCATATTCAGAACGCGATGGAGGCAACCCGCGACCCATCATGTTTTGCTGTTGATCCGGCCGCAACGATGCAGGAACAGCCGCGTTATCGGTTCGCATAGCGCGATTAAGGTCATTTGCCTGATTTTCAGCATACGTTTGAGCGTTATCAGCTCTCATTGCACGTTGAGCATTTTGCTGTGCCTGTGCCGCCATTTGTGCTGCTTCAGCGCGTTGCTGTGGATCTTGCATTGGATTGGAACCCATGCCACCAAGACCGGTCGTTGACGGTGCAGGACGAGCAGCACGCTTTGGCGTAACCGCACGGCTTGGACCTTGAGCAGCCAATGCCATCTGACGATCTTGTGGATTCATAGCCGCAATCTGATCAGGGTTGGCCTTATCAAGATTGTGCCAGCCGGTGAACAAATCATAATA